CACATGTAAAGAATAAAATCATGCCATATCGACATCCTAATGCGGTCAAAATGTGCCTCAAAACTGGTGTAGTCATTCATGACATACTTACTATTCTCTTCAAAAAGAAGGTCAAAGATGGCGTCCGCTCTTTCAGCGACCGGTACTTTCTTAATAAAATAGGGTTTGGAGCACATATGTTTCATTATGGCATCGGCAATTGGACCATAGATTACTTTAACTTCATCTTGAGATGCATTGATCCATCGCGGTGCCTTTAGGTCATTATATTTTTCATCTTTACAAAATGAACCAGTTGTGGTTGGGTCTTCTCTCTCATCTCCAGTGACATCTGGATAAATATTGTGGGATTGCAACTTCATATAAACCTCACGAAGTTCAGCCTTGCGGGTTTCTGATTGATTGACTTGATTAATCCATGAGAGAGGATCTAAAATATCCTCCTCCTCTAAAGGAGTAAAACGCGGAAATATTTTTCGTTTTGAAAACCGCCTGACTTCCCGTATATTGATATGTAATTGTCGTTTGGGAATCGGAGGAGGGGCGGCTATGCGTTTAAAAGAGCCTGCGAGTAACGACAGTTGGTCCCGATGGTCGGGCCCCGGAAGACAAGCGTCAGCACAGAAAATAGGGAGTGTACGACCAACAAGGGTGTCTGAATCCCTTGGTGTCACATAAACCAAATTAAAATAGAAGTCTTCGGAGACTCCCAATTTAAAAATCTTATCTATTTCCGGCGACGGCAAGTCCTCCAACCTATAACCATATTGGTATAACTGTCGGGGCAGGCTTATTGAAAATTTTTATAGTCAGGGTCTATGAAGCCCTGAGCCATTGATGCACAAAACCAACGTGCGTCCCTAAATGGTGAAATTCCATGATTAAAGAGACCAGATACAACTGCAGATAATGATGAGTTGGCTTTGATCTGAGAAACACACAACTTATTAATTTCATTAACGACTATAAGCTTTCGTTGTTGTTTCAAATGTTCTACATACACAAACACGTCCCTCCAATGGAGACCAGCAAGAGGCAAACAGTATTTCAAAAAGGGCAGTGCAAAACCATATAATTCAGGCATTGGTTTAAGCACACATAAACGATTGTCAGCCAAATCAACAATCATGTCGCTCTTAGGCCGAGTATCTTCCACATCCACTATATCTATTACTTCAAACTTGACCATAATAGGAATGGATTGATGATAAGGAATACGAATGACTTCGCCTAAAGCAACAACATCTGATAAAGGCATGTTGTTAATTTTTCGCCGCTCATTACTGAGGGTGGTCATTGCTTTATCCCTAACTGCAATGTTCTCCACGGCTCCTTGTTTGCAATTGGTGTTAATACATGACGATGTAACCAACTTACAATGGGGACATTTTTCTTTCATGATTTGCGTGTTTGCAAGATCTATCTCTTGTTCTATTGACTCTAAAACAAACGAGACATCTTTTTGTTTGATAGTTTGACCAGCAACTACCAAGGTCTTTGGTTTTTTAACATTAATGTTTTTGCTAGATTCTATATTATAGATGTGCGCTAAAACCTTAAGCACAACAACTAACGGCAATAAATAAAGAGCATTATTTAACAAAAACTGAAGACCATCTAATCCTAGGTCAACAACAGCTAAGTAGAGTGAAGCCATGAGGTTTCCCACTCGTGACAACAAAAGTTGCAATCGAACATTAGATAACAAAGCAGACGTGCAAACAGACACGGTTTCTAATAAAGTTACTAAAGATTGCACTACTATACCAACTACATCACGAAATGGTTCCCTCTGCATAGCAAAAATGGAATTACTTAGCACAACAGTTCTAAACTGCAATAGATTGGTCTTAATACCGAAAATTGAAGCATCCACGGCTGAACGTAGTGCTTTGAATAATACTGAAAAATTCTTCTTAGTGAGTATACAAATGAATCGTAATAAACCAGAGAAAGACCTGGCATGGTGACTAGAACCTCGAGGTTCATTCATATTGTAATATTGGTTGTGAAGAAAGGGTTCCTAACCAAGGGAATCGGGCAAAGAAACAGATTGCGCTGTCGTCCTCCTATATCGGGAGGGTGAAAAGGGGGGGGCCGCCCCCCCACTTAGTATGGTTCGTCGTTCACGTTAGACCAAGCCCGAAGGCTCCCCCTGGGTGTCGGGATACATGTTTTTAAAGATTACAAATCGTATCACTTGTTAGTCGCCACATTCAGATAATAGGCGACGCCATGGTCTTCTAAAAAAGATCACTAGCAACTTCAAGGCCATAAGGGATCAATTCCTTGACTACATCAGCAAACATTCCAAAGCCCGTAGGATTTGGAGTCTCAGTCACAGCCGATGGTGATGCAGACATTGTACTAGCTGTGACTGGTTCGGCTTTGGGTTCATCCTGGACCCAAGTCTCGACAAGTTGTTGTTCTACTACATCAACGCGGGAAGGTTTAGCGGATAGCAGATCAACGGCATTTTGATGTGGGATGAATTCATAGTTAACTACTATAATAGCGCGGAAGACAGTTCCATCCGGCGCTCCATTGGAAATTATGCCTATGCTCCAGGGACGTTGATCTCCGTCGCCGGAGCCCAACACTGCATTGGTTTGGCAGTTATAGAAGGCATTATATTCTGAGTTTTCCTTATTACAAGGAAACCAGGAAGCCTTCATAGGTTGAGTCCTATTTAAAGGCATTATTCCAGAACCGTAGTTATTAGCATAGTCATCATATGGGATGCCAGACCCAAAATAGTCCCAAGGTGAGACAAAACAACAAAACTCCCCAGATGACGACGACAGGGAAGCTTCGGATTCAACATATATAGCAGCAGAGACTACACGTACGCCTTGCGAGTACTCATTAAGAGGCACATTCGTGGGAAGTGCATAGACTGCAGCGTCCCAATTCATAGAGGCATTGTTGGATGTGGCTCCGTCTAAAAACTGATAATTTTGCCCACTGGGGTTAGTCGTACTAATTCCCGGATAGGGGCTGAACAATTGAACTCCACCAAAATTAGTTCCGGCGGTTACGTTAGCTTTAGAGGTAAAAGTCACATTAAGCGCACACTGAAAAGTTCCTGTTTCAATCCCATTATCATCTGGAATTTTACAGGATGCTCCATGTAGGGGATCCTTAATGGATTTCCACCACTGTGACTGAGTTTTTAGATTGGCTTGTATGTCTGTAGAGAACTTTGGTTTTCTTCTCCTTCCGTCGAAATGCTTTCTTTGGTACTGCAATGGTTTGATGGGGCAACCCGCTGGTAACTTCGGTTGCATTAATCCACCTCCATTCTTCTTGGAACGATTTCTCCGACGGCCCAACGGCTCAACTGTAACATCTGCATGTCTTTTATTGTTGTTCGAAGGAGGTGGTTTCCTTCCATTAACCTCCTTTTTCT